CCGCTTACTAAACGGGTGCTCTACCAATTGAGCTATGGAAGCGGCCTAGGTTCCAGTGTGAATCGAACACACATTATCAGAGTCAGAATCTGATGTACTAACCATTATACTATGAAACCACGGGAACCCTTCGGTTCCCGGCGGACGCGTAGCGTCCTTTTCTGACCTGGCGGAATCGAACCACCGACCTAAGGATAATTGACTATCCAAGACAGGCTTGTTTGCCTACAGTCCTTCGCTCTACCAATTGAGCTAAGGTCAGAATTGACCCTGACGTGTGTCGATCACGTTGCCTTCAGATCTTCAGTCTGACGCTCTTCCAGATGAGCTACAAGGTCGGGTATGTTATTACACACTAAACAAATTTCACTAATTTAACGCACCCGGCTAGTTCATACTAAAAATCTTCTTCACCCCCTCCATCCTGACGCGGCACCCTGGGCACTGGACCTTGTTGGTCGTCCTCACAAAACACGCGTCGCAAATCACGTGACCACAGGGTTCAATGAACAAGTCAACAAGTCGATCCAAGCACACAAAGCAAGTGAACTTTCCGTACCTTTCAACTCCCGTGTCCATCAGCACCTTCTTCATCGCCTCCAGCCTACCTTGTAGCTCCCCGCATTGTTGAGTCAGGGTAGAGATCCCTTCTTCGGACTCGTAATTGTTTAATATATCTTCGAGCTTTTCCTTTAAGTCCGGAGAGTTGACGTTCTCAATCATCATTTGAAGAACATTCATCTCTTCTTGCTTTTCGTTCAGGGCCGCGAGGTTTACAGTCAGCTGAGCCCGCGTCTTGACGAATTCAGATTTGAATTTACCCAGCTCTTTGTCAAAGTCTTCCCATGCGGTTCCGAGTTCACATGGGACGGTCTGGACGGGCGCTGGTGAATGGGGTGTCAAGACCGTCTCTAAGAGGCTCCGAGCTTCCAGGTAGGCAAAGTTCATGATTTACTAAATAAAAATGTCCTTAAGTATTAAATGTTGGCACCCGGCCTGATATTCGCCGTGGCAGTCGCGCTCATCCTCTTCGGTCTCCAGTCATTCTTGACAGCCTACAGACGCAAGTTCGCCAACGAGATGATCAAGGCGGCCACTATGATTGTCATGGGTCTTTTCCTGATGTATTTCTGGAGCACCATCAGCGCGCCTTCGGTCGGGTACAACACCAAACCGCCCGGTTATTAGGCGCCTCACCCAAATCTGAAATGAATTTAAAAACGGAACCCACGAGGCCAGACTCCACGAGAGCCTTGGCCTCAGGGCATTCTTCACCGATCCACGTCAGGACAATTTTGGAATCCTCCTCGGACAGGCCACTGAGTTTGATTTCATCCACCATGTGAATAACTGTAGTGAAAGTCTGAGACTTGATGGCGTTAAACACGCGCTTCAAGGTGACGGCCCTGGTCGCGTCAAGAATCTCCTCTATACTCGCACCTGGCATCAGGACGGTCACAGCCTTGACGAGCGCCGCATCGACGATCTCAATCCGCCCAACCAGTTCGTCCATTTATTTTATAATGTTTTATAATAATAAATGGCCGTTGACGCTTATACCATTTTCCTCGGCCTTTTCGTGCTCCTGTTCCTCGGTCTGGGAATTTCCAACTTTGTCGAGACGAAGAACGAGCAGGACCAGACGACGGGCCGTGCATTCTTCGCCATCCTGTTCATCGTGCTGGGCCTTGGACTAATTCCACTTAAAATAAGCAACCCCTAAAGTACCAAGAAGATGAAGCACCTCGTCGGACACATTGAAGGCGTGTGGATCTCTCGGGTCATTCACCTCGAGAAAATTATGTATCGAATCGCTGAAAGGTGCGGGTTCACAGTCGTGGGCCGATCCTTTCACCAATTTGAACCCCATGGAGCCACGGGAGTTCTCGTGCTTTCCGAGAGCCACTTTAGCGCTCACACGTACCCTGAATTGAACAAGATTTACATTGATGTGTTCTGTTGCTCCCCTAATTTCGACACTGAATTGACCTCTCTCGTCATTGAGGAAGAGTTTGCGGCTCTGAAGGGCTCGTGGCAGGTTGTGGGACGGTAGGCTTTCGAGGTCTGATATTAGCCTGGCGAGGAACTTCAGGGAAACTATAAGTACATTCACCTATCTTTTTCGATTGTTCGATAAAAGTCATGGGGTCCATGCACCCTTTCATAAAGTTACACGTCCAACAACACGGAACGGTGTTTTCTGTTGTGTAACTTCCCTGCTGGTTCAGACGATCTATGCCGTTCAGCCGGACTTCGAGGTCCAAGTGACCGCAATAAACACACGGACTTGTGAGCATTTTCTCAGCCTCTTCATCTGTGAGATGCCATTCTATGTCTTTGGATTCAGCGGTTCTTCTTATACCAGACAATCTGTCTCTAATATTGAGCTTTTTCCAGTGTGATACTCTATCCTTTGTTTTATCGGTTTTCACCCATTCACAAGTCTGCTGCATGTTATGCTCTTTTGGTTCGACTTCTCCATTTTTTTTGCGTTCCCGAAATGCTTTAGAATAGTTCTTTTCTTTGTTGAGTTTTGCGTGATATTCTCGACGTTCGGGGTCCGCGTCTCTAGCTTTATTCTTCTCGCGGCACTTTTTACACGTGTTACATGGACCACGAGCCCCTTCAAATTCCGCAAGAGGTTGTGGAGCGCGAGTACAGTTTGTACACTTTTTGGTTTGTTCCGCCATCCTTAATATATGGGGGGTCTTTTCTTTAAACCGATCCCAGGAACTCGGATAAAGTTCTTGGGGCCGAAGCCCGTTTTTTTGGCGAGTGGGGTTAACCACCCATATGAAATATAATAAAAGCAAGTCCTCCCATTTAATTGCTAAATGCGAGGCCCCCCATCCCGGATTGAATGCGCAGGATGTTGTAGTTCACCGCGAACATCTTCTGCAGAGGCGCCGCCAGGGTCTTCATGTTCAGGGACACCTGAGCGTTGTCAATGCGCGAGAAGTTGCAGGTGCCGGTTGGCTGGTGCTCCTCTGGCTGCAGGGCGAAGGAGTACACGTAGATGCCTGGGTAGGGCGTGCCCGAGTGGTACACGTATGGCTGGTACTGGTTGAAGTACTTGCCCAGCTGCTCCTTGAAGCGGTCCTGGCCGTTCAGCACCAGCTTGAAGTCCTTCATTGGGCCAACCTCCTTACCGGCGGCGCCGGCCAGAGCGGTGCCCTCCTCAATCCAGAAGATGTTGGACGCCGACGCGGTGTTGGCGCCGAACAGACGGGGAGCGCCAATGGTGTGGGGCAGATTGCCACCGCCGATCACGAGGGGAGAGACGTTGGAGGTAACCTGCACGTTCGCGCACGACGTGGAGAAGTTCCACATGCTGTTGGTGGCAGTGGAGGCGGTGTTCTGGTAGCACCACACCAGCTCCTTCACTGGGTGGTTGAAGGACAGGCGCACCGTCTGGGCGACGGAGGTGATGGAGTCACCACCGGTGTGCTGCACCTGCTCGATCAGGTACTCGTGGCCCTTCTGGGCGAAGCGGCGACGCTCCTCAGTGTCCAGGTACACGTAGTTGGCCCACACCTCGAACACCTGGGAAGAGGCGCCGAAGTAGTTGGTGAAGGTGGACGTCAGGTCGAAGTCCAGGCGGACCTCGTGGTACTGCAGGGCAATCAGGGGCAGGTACAGGCCGGGGTTGCGGTTGAAGAAGAACAGCAGGGGCAGGTACACGTAGTTCTTGTTGGTGGTGTCGTTCAGCTGGGTGGTGGTCAGCTTGCCGTAGTTGATCTTGTCCGCCTCGTTCAGGAACACCTCAGCGTACAGGCGGAACCACGCCTGGTAGTGCTTGTCGATGCGCTGGCCACCGATGGTCAGCTCCACGGCCGCAATGGCACGCTCAGCCACCCAGCACAGGTCAGCCGTGCTGTTGTCCGAGGTCAGGTTAGCTGTGGCAGTGGCAGTCGGCTGCAGAGCCACGTACATGTTGCCGACCAGATCGCCGTTGCGGGCAATGGTCACGGACACGCGGCCGCTGTTGGAGGGCGTGCCGTT